TTCAAGGTACAGTTGATGGCTACGATAAAGACAAGCATATGATTATCGAATGCAAACATACTCATGGCATGAATACTATGGAGAATATGATTAACTTCTATATGCCACAAGTACAGTTTTATCTTTACATATCCAAAGCAAAGCAATGTTTATTATCTGTAATACTTGGTAATAAATATGATGGAGTTATTATAGATGCTAGTGAACAGTATCAAAAACAAATGCTTACACAGATAAAAATATTTTGGGATTATGTAATACATAATGAAGAGCCACAAGATATGCACATTGCCACATCTAAAAGCATTACCGATAGCATACCTATCAATGGCAAAACAAAGCGAGATGTATCAAAGAGCAACAGTTTTACTGAAGCTACCAATGCTTACATGATGTTTGAAGAAACAGCTAAAAAGTTTGAGAGTGCAAAGAAGCTGCTCAAAGAAGAGATCAAGCCTGATGAAGCAGAGATCTATAATGATGTCTTGTCAGTCAAGCGAGATAAGCGAGGGTCAGTTCGCATCACAAAGAAAAAGGGTGAGTAGACCCAACTCACCCTAACATCTATCTGGAAACGGAGGTAACACATGACAGATAAGATTATTAATACCAAAAAGCAGACACCTAGTAAAGTATATAACTTGGCTAGTGCTATGCTTGAGTTCCAAAAACTATCGGTGACTGCCAAGAAAGATGGCAAGAACCCACACTTCAGAAGTAACTATTCTAAACTTGAATCTGTTATTGAAGCAGTCAATCAAGGCAATCAGTTTGGTTTGTTCTTTACTCAGGAGATTGAAGTCAAGAACTATCAAAGAGATATTGTAGTAGTTACTACTGTACGTCACACAGCAGATGACAATACATATGTGTCCAAGCTACCAATACTTCTTGATGAAGCAAGTATGAAGAATCCACAGAAGATTGGATCAGCTATTACATATGCAAAGAGATACACATTACAAGCTGTGTATGGTCTGCCATCAGAAGATGATGATGGTAACGAGGCAAGTAAGCCAAGTATAAATATATCCAAACCAAAGCCAAGAGGAGAAGATGATGGATTATGATAATACAGATAGAGGTAGCTTTTTCAAACCACGAGCAGATGAAAGTCTGCTTGTGCAAGGTAAGCTAGATAGTAATGGTACAGAGTACAGAATCGTAGTAGTCAAAGCATCACTACCTGATGGTGGCACTGCTCGTGATGTCTATACTAAGATCGGCACTATGTATGAGAATGATAAGTCTACTAATGAAAAGTCACCTGACTTCAGTGGTCCTATTACTCTACCTAATGGAGATCAACGTAGGATTGCTTGTTGGAAAACAGTATCCAAAGATGGTCAAACAAAGTTCTTATCAGCTAGAGTTGGTGATCGTACACCACGAGTAGGTGATGAAGTTGTTACAGTTAACAATGATGACACGGAGGTTATAGATGAAATCCCATTCTAATTTTGATGCAAAGGCAAGAACCCATGATCCTAAAACATCATGGGAAGCCGCAGAAAAAGTTGACACCAACAGACTTGAGAAGATTGTACTAAAAGCAATCCAAGCACATGGCGAAGGTGGTGCTACACACGATCAGATATTTCAGTATCTTAATATGAGATTCAAAGATGCTTATCGTGAAGGTAGTATCACACCTAGATATGCAACCCTAGAACGAAAAGGTTTCATCAAGAGAGATGGCACTACTCGTAAAGGTAAAGCAGGAAGAAGCCAACTTGTCATGTTTTATCAGGATACTGGTTACAGAGAGGTAATAAACGAAAAAAAGTCTTGATTTAAGAGCCATACAGAGGGGGTAAAGACCCCCTCTAGTATGATTGTACCCTAGAATTATGTTGATTCACCCACACTTTTCATTTCGTCAACAAGCCTCATTGCCCTATTTGGCACTTGTTTTGCCCACTTTGAGTCTGTCATTTCGTATGCGGCTTCATACCAATCACGATTATCAATAGCTTTTTTCATTTTATGAAAGCGAGATAGTCTTGGTCTACCCATATTAAACATCATGTTAGCTATAATATGTTGTACTTTCTCTGGAAGATCATCATAGTCGTGATAAATTAGTTTGCATTCTGCTACTGTAGTATAAACATCTCTTTCAAATAACTCTTCAACTCTTTCTTTACTTATTGGTGTACCATCTGGCATACCATATTCAGTATCAAGATCTGTAATCAGATGACCAATGCCACAAGTAGGTAAACCTAAATGATCTTTGTATATCTCATACATAACACCTTCATCTCGCATTAACTCTTCT